GAACGGAACGGCATCAAGATTAATAGACAAACACTATCTGACATTCGCCGCGAATACGAGGACGAACTGTTTACCCTCGAACGCCGCTTAGAAGAACTCGCTGCAGAAGCCATGGGGGATACACCCATCAATCTGGACAGCCCGGATGACCGTTCCAAGCTGTTCTATTCCTGTAAGGTAAAGGACAAGTCCCGCTGGGCTGGTCTGTTTAACTTGGGTCACGAAATTCGCGGTGCAGGACGCAAACCAAAACGCCGCACACGGATGAGCCGTGCCGACTTTAAACGCAACGTTGTAAACGAGACGGATGTACTGTTCAAGACCCGTGGCAGTCAGTGTACCGATTGCGGCGGCGTAGGACGCTATACAGCCCGCAAGAAGGATGGAACACTGGGTAAGGCTATTAGAATCTGTAAGCCCTGTCAGGGAGCCGGTGTGCGCTATACATCGACTGGTCAGGTTGCAGGGTTCAAGCTGGTTCCTCGCGACCCCTACGATGTGGCTGCCGCAGGATTCAAGACAGATAAAGAAACCCTAGAGAGTATGTTCACATCCCTGAGAGGAGAAGCCCGTGAATTTGCAGAAGCTTACATTAGATACAGTGCGGTTCGCACCTACCTCCGTTCGTTTGTCGAGGGCATGGAAAACAACATGGATGGCGCGGGCTTTATACACACAGAATTTATGCAGTGTGTTACGGCGACGGGTCGCCTTTCGAGCCGCAATCCTAACTTTCAGAATATGCCACGAGGTACTACCTTCATTATACGGCGGGCTGTTGAAAGTAGGTTCGAGGGTGGTTCGATACTTGAAGGGGACTATGCCCAGCTAGAGTTTAGGGTAGCTGGTTTCCTTGCAGATGATGAGGGTATCAAGACTGATGTTGATGCCGGTACAGATGTGCATAGCTATACTGCCAGTGTCATAGGGTGTTCGCGGCAAGATGCCAAGGCTCACACCTTTAAGCCACTCTATGGTGGTGTGTCGGGTACAGATGACCAGAAACGATATTACAATGCGTTCAAGGAAAAGTATAATAATGTTACCAAGTGGCACGAACACTTGCAGAAACATGCGGTAACCAAGAAGTACATCCAGCTTCCTTCGGGCAGGCAATACGCTTTTCCTCATGCAAGGTGGACTGATTGGGGTGCAGCAACAGACCGGACTGCAATCTGCAACTATCCTGTTCAGGGGTTTGCAACTGCTGACCTACTGCCTATGTCCTTGATTATGCTAGACAAACAAGTTCGCGAACTAAACCTGCGTTCGGTAATTTGCAACACGGTTCACGACTCTATCGTGATGGATGTCTATCCCGGAGAAGAAAAAAAATGTATTGACGTGATGGCTGAATGTATGTTAGCTATCCCGTTGGAATCGAAGAATAGGTATGGGATTACCTATGATATGCCAGTGGGTATCGAATTAAAAATGGGTAAAAACTGGCTTGACTTGGAAGAGGTATTAACTGTATAATCCCTTTACGCTTAACACTCATAGAAAAGGAATCTACGATTATGAGTAACGAACTTGAAATGTTAAATGATGAAATGAACACCTTCCTGACTGCGTTTGAGTCAGGCAATGAAGAAGCACTCATGGAGATGAGTGGACAGGCTGACCCAAACAATAAGCCTAAGATGGGTTTGCCTAGATTGAATATCAATTACGACACAGAGACAGATGATGGTACATTACTGCGACGCGGTGCATGGCGCATCTGGAACGGTTCAGCCCCTGTCTACTCAGACAAGGTACAAATCCGTCCCTTGCTGCGAACCTTCGAGTGGTCTGTATGGGACCAAGAGGAAGGCAAGTTCTCCTGTAAGTCTGTGCAGAAGCGCAAGCTAGCTGGTGACTTCCCTGATACATTGGGCGGTAATAAGTGTGGTCGTCTGTCACGTCAAGAAGAAGAAGCTCTTGGACAGGATGACCCTCGTGTGTTGTTGAGCCGTTCGGTTAGCTGTAATCAGGTAATCTACGGAATCATTGACGCACCTGAAGCAGCATACGCAGATGGTACTGCAGCACCTGTAGAGCAGATGCCGTTCATGGCATACTTCAAGCGTTCTGGTTATCGCCCTGTAAATGACTTCATTCAGAAGCAGCTTACAGACCGTAAGATTCTGATGCACAAGGCTCTGATTGAGTTTACAACAGAGAAGCAAAAGAACGGTGGTGTAGTCTACTGGACACCGAAGCTTGCCTTTGTAAAGGAAGTGTCGGGTACGGAAGACGGTGATAAGGCTTTGATGAAGGACTTTGCCGACACAGTGAACGCACATAACGAGTCTGTGTTCGCAGAGTACAAAGCTGCACAGAAAGCTACTGCTTCTTCTGATGACATTGACCTGTCACATCGTCTGGCTGGCTAGTCATGTTACAACTCGTAGAAGTCCAAGACTTCCTACAGAAAGCGGGGCGGGGGGAGATTGACTCCTCTCGCCTCGAACATCTGATAGAACAGTTTGGCGAGGATTGTAAAGCTGCTATGCGGAAACAGTTCTCTAGCCGTGGTGATTACCGGGTTCGTATGTCCGGTGTTGGTCGCCCCTTGTGTCAACAACAACTTGAGAAGCAGGGCAACAAACAAGACGTTGCCTATAATGATATTGTCCGGTTCGCAACCGGTGACCTTTTAGAAGCATTCGCTATTCTTGTGATGCGGGCTGCTGGCCTAGATGTCGTTGCGGAACAGAAGAAGTGTTCCCTAGAACTGGGCGGGCAAACTGTCAACGGAACCCTAGATATCATCCTGAATGTTGACGGCGAAGAAGAAGTCTGGGATATCAAGACAGCCAGCCCTTGGTCGTTCGACAACAAGTTCTCTGGGCGCGGTGGCTATGATGTCATTAAAGAAGATGACCCTTTCGGGTACGTCATGCAGGGACACTTATATGCTGAGTCAGAAGGTAAGCGGTTCGGGGGATGGATTGTAATCAACAAATCCACAGGTGAGTGGGATTTCGTAGAGGCACCCCGCGAACAGTCTGAAGACCGCAAGGCATACCTTGAGGATGCGAACAAGCGTGTTGAGGCTATTGTCAATGACGCACCGTTCAAAATACCGTTCCAGTCTGTTCCTGAGACAGTCACAATAGACAGGCAGAAAACAGAGACAGGTAATCGCTTGATGCCCAAGACCTGTACCTTCTGTTCTTTCAAAACAAAGTGCTGGAAGAATGCAGAACTAGCTCCTAAGATAACATCTAAGGCGCGGTTCAAGCCTCACGTCTGGTACACGAAGCTTGTCAAGCGGGAACTAGACTGATGCCGGTATTGTACACACGTGAGTACCCCCACGAACTGTTCGACTTGAATCCGCAGCTTTACTGTGTGTTCGTAGAGTCACATGAACGTCGTGGGGGTGGTCGTTCTACTGTACGAGTTCGTGGCTTGGAAATATCTTTGCCACTCACTTTACGAGACAATTTCTCAGCAGACGGTTCTTTGAAGTCAGACACAGAAACACGAGACATAAAACTTATCGAAGAGGAATTTCAAAACATTGTTCATCACTTGCGACAGGGGTTGGTAGTATGTCTGCCGACAATGGAAATCTCAAAAGAAATATCGCAGTTAGAAAGACGGTCCCCAAAAGTAGGACAGTATCTGTTAAAAAGGCTAGAAGGGGTGAAGGCGGGATTTCCGCTGCTAGGATTATGAGACAAACACGTTACCGTTCACAGTTCGAGATTAACCTTGCTAGGTCACTGGCAGAGAAAAAGATTGTCTTCGAGTACGAACAGGCAAAGCTACAGTACATTCCCAAGCCGCGAACATATACGCCAGACTTCTATCTTCCTGAACAGGATATCTACATAGAAGCGAAGGGGCATTTGGATAAGGGTGACAGGGTAAAGATGCAGCTAATCAAGCAACAGTACCCTGACTTAGATATTAGGTTTGTATTTGTTAGAGCCACAAACAAGATTTACAGAGGTAGCAAGACTAGCTATGCTGACTGGGCAAATCGTTATGGTTTCCCATGGGCTGAAGGTAGTGTACCAGAGGAGTGGTTAAAAGATGGCGGATGATAAGGATTATGAGATTACAAGCCTGTTACCTGATAGATGGTACGTTATCCTGAAGCGGACAGAAGAAGATTCTTTTACAATGAGTGCCTATGACACAACCCCCATGCCTGATAATGACGATGACTTTATGGATGCGGGGTTCGTGGCTCAACAAGGAATCATTGAATTACTAGAGAATGATTTCGATAGACTAATACAGGCAGGGCTTGCCCGTATCTCCTTCTTGGAAATGAAAGAGACAATCATGGTAGAGTTGGAAGAAGAGGGCGTTGAGCTAGAGTCTCGTGACCGCGTAACAGGTCGAGATGAAAACGTAGTTAAAGTTGATTTTGGAACAAAGCAATGAAATTAGATGAATATCAGATGCGGGCAGAAAGCACCGCAGTTTATCCGCAAGAATATAATGTTCTATATCCGACACTGGGTTTAGCAGGGGAAGCAGGCGAGGTTGCTGACAAGGTGAAGAAGCTTGTTCGCGACGGTGAACCCCATCTTTTTTACAAAGATGATATTGCAAAGGAACTAGGAGACGTGTTATGGTACGTTGCAATTCTTGCAAGAGACTTAGGATACAGCTTAGAAGAGGTCGCGCAGCGCAACTTAGACAAGCTAGAG